GCACAGCACGTTGCGCGTCCCGTCACGTCAACAGTCCCCAAAATTCCATCGCTCGGAAATGTTGGGGCAGGCGGCGGCGATGCCGATGTCCAAGAGCCAAGTGACGAACAACTTTTCCGGGCCGCAACAACCGCGCGGCGCAAATAACAAAACTGCGCCGCCACACTTAAGGGTGTGCGGCAATGCTTACTTCCAATCACGTCAACAACGAACTCATCAAATTCCGGCGACAGGTGATTTCGGACTTTCTGCGTCGCTCGCGGTTCGATCCCTTCATGGGGACAACCTCAACATCCGTGATCGTGCGGATGGCCGATCTCGAAGCCGACGGCAAAGAGATCAATATCCCGCTGGTTAACCAGCTATCCGGTGCCGGTGTCGGCGCTGGCACGTTGCGCGGCAATGAAGAAATGATGGATAGCTACGGCTTTCCAATCTGGGCCGATTGGGCTCGCAACGCGGTCGCCAACAACCGCGCCGTCAACAAGGAGAGTTCGTTCAACGTCCGCTCTACCGCCCGCGATCTGTTGCGCGGCTGGTCGCGGCGCGTGGTGCGCGACGACCTCGTTGACAGCCTGTTAGCTATTCCGACCTCGGCCATTCAAGCCAACCGGCTAGTGACGCCCGGCAACCGTGTCAACGGCGTGCGGTGGAATTCCTCGACCGCTGCGCAGAAAAACTCTTGGACCACCGCCAATTACGACCGCATCCTGTTCGGTTCGAAGATCGGCAACTATTCGTCCACCTGGGCGACCGGCGTTGGCAACTGCGTGGTCGCCACCGACAAGATGTCGGCGGCGGTGGGCTCGCTGGCGAAGTCGCTGGCGAAACAGTCGGGTGTCACACCGGGCAACCCCGGCGTCTACAACGGCCGCCCCAAGATCACGCCGTGGGAGATCGAAGAACTCGATGAGGAAATGTATGTCTGTTTCCTCGGTGATCGCGCCTTTCAGTCGTTGCAGCAAGACGCCACGATGTATCAGGCCAACCGCGATGCCCGCGCCCGTGAGAGCGGCCCGGCAACCCAGACCAACCCGATCTTCACGGGTGGTGCGCTGCTGTACGATGGAATTCTCTACAAGAACATTCCAGAGATCACGCAGCGCCTGATCCAGTTGGGGGCCGGTGGTGCCGGTGTCGATATCGAACCTTACTTCCTGTGCGGTCAGGCAGCACTCGCCTATGCGATGGGGCAATTGCCGCGTCCGACCACCCTGGAGGACGGTGACTATGAATTCGTCACCGGGCTCGGCATCGAGACACAATACGGCGTCGGCAAGATCGCCAAGGCCCCGCTGGCCGTGACCGGCGCAACCACGGGCGACCTGGTTGATTGGGGCATGGTGACGGGCTTCGTTGCCGCACCGACCCCTGCCTGATTAGACGCGCCCGCCTGACGGCGGGCGCTTTTTGCTTTTCTCCAACCAAGGATAACGATCATGGCGATTAGAAGGGCTTACACACAGCCGCAGGCGGGCGGGCAGGGTTTTGCGCGCACCAAGAAGATATTCGGCATCACCACCCTCGGCATCCTCGCCGCCGATGTCGGCACCATCAACAACCAAGTCGCGGCCTTTATCGTACCGAAGGACTTTGTGGTGCAGTTCATCAACCTTATCGTTCCGTCGCTGGCGGCGTCGGCGCTGACACTGTCCATCGGCGATGCCGCCGTCCCCAACCGCTTCGTCAACGCTTCCACCGCTGGCGTCGCGGGTGGCACCATCAACACCTTCGCGGCGGGCGGGCAGTATTATCAATTCCCGATCGACACCGAAATCCTCATTACGGTGGCCGCCGCTGGCGTCACACCGGCCGCAGGCAACATCACCAACTTCTACCTTGAAGGCTGGATGGGGCCGTAAAGCTGAATGTTTTCAGGCGGCTACGGCCGCCTGTTTCATATGAAACCTAAACCCAAGGATGTAAAGATGGCACATTTCCACAAAGTCAACATCACCTATCACGCCCCGGAGGGCGACAGCAAAGTGGTCGAAATGATGGGCGCGACGTTTTTCGACGGCCAGCCGGTTGATGTTGTGCTGGCCCAGGAGGACGAAATGCGGATCGAGAACAACCCGCATTTCCAGATCAACTCATCGAGCGATTACGATCCCGGCGACGTGCCGCCAGCTTCGCGCAAGGCCGACGCCAAGACAGACCACAAGGCCGAACATCACGACAAGGCCGACCACAAGCGATAGGGGGGCTTTAGCCCCCTTTTCTTTTTGGAGGGATCATGGCGCTCACCCACACCTCGGAAGAACTCATCAACAAGGCCGCCGCGATCCTCGGCAAATATGTTCCCGGTGAAGCGCTCGGCGCGACCGAACACGACACCCTCGACCGCTGTATCGATGACGTGCTGGAAGAAATTTCAAAGATCGTCATGGTGCCCGACCGCGACGCAATTCCAAATTTATTGTTTGAGACTATCGCGCGGCTGGTCGCGGTGTATGCGTCGGCGGAATTTTCCAATCAACCGCCGCCGCTCGCCGACATCGAAGCCCACGAACAGCGCTTGCGCTACCTGATCGCGCAAACCCCGACCTACGAAATTCTGCGCAGCAACTATTTTTGAGCCATGACCGACGTTCCGTTTCCCCTCCTGACCACGCCGGGCTTCAATGCGTCGCAGGCCGCTGGCGGCCGGTTGCTCAATTGCTATCCCGAAAAACTGGCGGCCACCGCTGGCAAGCCCTATGCCTATTGGCGGGTGCCGGGGCTCGACGTGTTCGGCACCGTGCCGTCCGGCATCTATCGCGGCGGCATTCAGGTCGGCGGTACCTTTTACGGGTTGTTCGGCACCACGGTCTACTCATGGACGTCGTTGGGTGGCGCGGGCACCGCATTGACCGGCGCGGTGCCGGGCACGCAGGATTGCGCGTTCGCCGCCAACATGAATTTGCCACCGGACATCGCCATTGTTTCGCCCGGCGTCGGCGCATTCATCATCGCCTCTGGCGGCACCGCGATTGCGAACTATCCGGGTGCCACGGTCGGCTCGCCGAATTGGGTGGTCTATCACCTCGGTTTTTTCGTTTTCACCTATGGCGCAGGCAGCACCTACGCTTCCGATGTCAATTCGACCAACATCAATTCGCTCAATTTTGCGTCGGCGCAGAGCAAGCCCGATGCGTTGTTCCGGCCGATCCCGCTCGGCAACGGTCAACTGCTATTGGCGGGAGCCAACACCATCGAAGTGTGGGGCGGCACCGTCAACGCCACCGGCTATCCCTTCAACTATGTCTCGACCATCCAGCGCGGCATTCCCGGCCCGATGGCGATTGCGGGCAACGAGGACGGATGGGGCAAGGGAATTTTCTTCGTCGGCGACGACAACCGGGTTTCGACGCTGACGACCTACACCCCGACGCCGATCTCGGTGCCGGACTTGGATGATCTGATCGAAGCCGAACCCGACAAAACCAAGATCAATGTCGGGGTCTATGTCGCGGGCGGCCATGGCTTCGTGGCGGTGCAGGGACCGAATTGGTGTTGGGAATACGACACCACGCTGCAGACATGGCACGAACGGCAATCCTATCTGAAAGCCTATTGGCGCGGGCATCGCCCGATCTATGCTTTCAGCCAATGGCTGTGTGGCGACAACGACAGTCCGACGCTGTGCAGGCTTTCCAGTGCCACCCGCAAGGAGTTGGGCAATCCTCTGGCGATGCGGATCGAAACCGGGCCGTTCGGCGCATTCCCGCAGTCGGTGCGGATCAACGGCATTGAGCTATACATGACGAAGGGCAAGAGCAACGCGCTCGGCCACGATCCCGACGAAACCAATGCGATGATCGGGATTTCGATCTCGCGCAACGGCGGCAACACCTGGTCGAAGCCGCGACAGGTTGCGCTCGGCCGTCAGGGCATCAGCAACATCCGCGCCCGCTCGGCTATTTGGGGACAGGCCGAAGTGCAGGGCGTGCGCTGGCGCTTCGATGAAAGCGCCGGGATCAATTTCGGCTTCATGGGAGCCGACATGCAATCGGATACGCTGCGGTGAAGATCAACCTTCCGGCGCAAAACATTCCGGTCGATACCAAGGACACCGGGGTTGACCCGATTTGGTATGAAAAATTCAAGGCAATGGAAGCCGTCCTCAACCTGTTTTCGGAAGTCAATCCGGCGACGCTCACCAACGGCCAAGTGCTGATCTGGAACAGCGCGCAAAAGAAATTTCTCCCCGGAGCCAACTGACATGGCCGATTTTTTCTCAACACTGTTTGGTGGTGGTGCGCAAGAGGATGCGGCTGCGAAGAACGCCGCCGCGCTACAGCAATATGGCGGCACCGCGAACGCGGCATTGGGCACCGGCTACAATACCGGCGTCACCAATCTCAACAATGCGGTTCAAGCCTACACCCCGCTTGCCAATCTCGGCTCGCAATACAGTCAGGCTGGCAATCTCCTGCTTGGCTCGCTCGGAGCGGGCGGCCCGCAGGCAACCGCCGCCGCCCAAGGCGCATTCCAGAACGCACCCGGCTATACCGGCGCGGTGGATGCGGGAACCCAGGCGATCCTGCGTCAGATGGCGGGCGCGGGCATGAACCTTTCCGGCAACACCGCCCAAGATGTCGGCACCTTCACCCAGAATTTGCAAAACCAGCAATACGGCAACTGGCAAACCCAACTCGCAAACCTCGCCGGGCTGGGCGCGCAGACCACGGGCGCTGCCGCGCAGGGACAGGCCACAGGCGACACCGGGCTTGCCAATCTCGGCTATCAATACGGTAGCGATCAGAGCGGCGTTGCTGGCAACATCGCGTCGGGCACCATGGCCGACAACAACATGGTCGCAGCAGGCCAAGCCGCTGGCGCTAAAAATTTATTGGGCGCGGGGTTGTCACTGGCGACATTGGCGATGGGTGGCAACCCGATGGGCGGGGCGATGGGCGGCGGCGGCGGTTCGTCACTGCTCAATCTATTCAAGGGCGGAAGCCTGTCAGGCGGATTTGGAACCACATAAAATGGCGATTGCGCCGCTTATCGTCCCCCCGACAGGCCCGGCAGCGAATGCATATGATTTCTCGCCACTGGCGAAGCTCGGTCAGGTCGGGCCACAGAACACCACACTGGCGGACCTCGGACAGCAAACGCCTCAAGCCTCTCAAACGTCTCAAGCGCCGTTTCCGGCAGGCGGCGCGGCGCCCTATTTGCCGTCCGGGGGCGGCCAAAACGTTCAATCCTGGTATGACTTTGCAATTCGGCCGGTGGATCAGGGCGGCCTCGGACTATCGCAGGCGCAGGCGGCTGGCGCTGTTGGCAACTTGCAAGCCGAAAGCGGTGCCAGCATTCCATCGTGGGGACCAACCGGCGACGCCGGTACGGCGCATGGTGCCGCACAGTGGCGGCTCGACCGTTTCGACAATCTGCAAAAATACGCCGCAGATCGTGGCCTCGATTATCGAAGCACGGAGGCGCAGCAAGGATTTATGCGCAACGAATATCTGGGCAGCGAGCGCGCCGCCTATGATCGCCTGACTGCCGCCAAGACACCGCAGGAAGCGGCGGGGGTTGTTAATCAGTATTACGAGCGATCCGCTGACAAGTCCGGTGTGCGCGAAGCCAACGCGGCGCGTCTTGCGCGGCGGTTCGGATTACTGACAGGAAATCAGTGATGGCAATTCAACAACTCCAACTTCCATCGTATCAGGTCAACAACACGGTAGATCAGGCACAGTGGAACACGCTTGGCAATCTCGGCAACGTCTATCGCGAAGCGGAGGCGGCGCGGAATAAACAGGCGGCGCTGGCTTCGCTCGGCACCGATCCCGCTGCCAATATGCGAACGCTGTTGACTTCGAACGATCCAGCGCTCGCGCAATTGGGCTTGAACCTTCAACAAAAAACCATCGAGCGGGCGCGCGAGGATCAGCGCTATGGCGTCACCGACGCCCGCGCCAATGCGCAGCTTGCCATCCAGCAGGCCGCCGCAAAACGCGCCCAGGAAGATTGGGAGCAAGCGGAAACCGACCGGCAAAACGCGGCGAAGCTGATGGGTGGGCTGTTTGGTGGCACGACGCCACCACCCGCACCACCGCAAACCGCCTCACCGTTCCCCGCGCCCGGTCCATCACCGCAAGCCACAGTACCACCGATCCCGCAGACGCAAACGCCTTCGTACATACCGCAGCCTGCGATGCCACCACCGCAAACCGCCGCGCCAGCCCCGAATGCGTTTGAGGCGACGCCGCGCCCGCCCGCCGAACTGCAACCACCGCCTGTCAAAGCGGAGGGTGGTGACACCAATTTGCCAGAGTGGGCGCAGTCAGCGGCGGCATCGCCGCCGGATACGTCCATCGTCGGGCGGGTGGCTTCCAATCTGACATCGCCAAATCCCGCCGCCGCCGCTGGCCTCAACCGCGAGCAGCTTGGTGCGCTCTATGCAAACCCGTTGACGCGCCCGCTCGCCACCGCATTCCTGCAAAAGCAGCTAGACCCCGGCACCTGGACCTATACCAAGCTTGATGACGGCTGGCTGGTCGGCCACAACAGCCGCACCA